TGGAAGAACTTCTAGATATGATGGTTACTGATGAATCACCTTCCCAAATCAGTGACACCATTAAAGATTTACTCTATGCAAAAACTGCAGCAAGAGTTGATGCTTATAGACAAGTAGTTGCTGGTTCTACCTTTGGAGAACCAAATACAGCGGTTGAAGCAGAGATGGAAACTGAAGTAGAGACTGAGCAATCTACTGAGGAAGAAGAGTAATTTATAAATAAAACATAACAGTCATATAAAAATGTCTAGGACACTGATTAAAGCTGCGGAAGCGCAACTACCAACTACAACAGGTGCAGCGACTAGTTTTGCTTCGGCAACTGCTGTTCGCTTAGTTAATACTGCTACTGGAGCAGATCATTTAGTTACTGTTGTTGAAACTCAAAGCGGAACAGTAGTTGGTTCTTTTACAATCATTAGAGGAACCGTAGAGGTTTTGGAAAAACAATCTAGCCACTGTGTGTTTGCCGCAAATACTGCAGTAAAAGGAGCACAAGTAGGATTTACCAACTAAAGAAATGAAACTTATCACAGAAGAAATCGAACAGGTAGAATTTATCGTTGAACAACGCAACGGTAAAAAGAACCTGTATATCGAAGGTGTTTTCCTTCAGGGTAACATTCAGAACCGTAATGGTCGGATGTATCCTATGGAAACTCTTAGAAAAGAAGTTGCCCGTTACAACGAAAGCAACATCACCTCTGGGAGAGCACTTGGAGAATTGGGTCATCCCGATGGTCCTACAGTAAACCTTGATCGTGTTTCGCATAAAATCGTTTCTCTTAAAGAGAGCGGTTCAAACTTTATTGGTAAGGCAAAAATTCTTTCTACCCCTATGGGTAAGATTGCAGAATCCCTTATTAGTGAAGGTGTGAAACTTGGCGTTTCTTCGCGTGGTATTGGTTCACTAAGACCATCGAGAGATGGTGTAAATATTGTTGGCGAAGATTTTATGCTCGCCACTGCTGCAGATATTGTAGCAGACCCTTCTGCTCCTGATGCTTTCGTTGAAGGTATTATGGAAGGTAAAGACTGGGTGTGGGAAGGTGGTATTCTCCGTGAAAAGTATGCTGAGCAAACTAAGCGTAGAATTAATACATTAGTTGATACCAAACAATTAGAAGAGAATAAGTTATTCTTATTTGACCAATTCCTTTCTAATTTATAAAATTATAAATAAATATAGATTAAAATCAGAGGTAATCGGAGAGTTCAAATGTCTCGTGGAAAATCATTACAAGAAATGGAAGTAAAGACACCGCAATCCCGTACTGCAGTTAACGCTGGTGCGAAGGCTGGAGATCCAATGCCAACTATGGCGGATCCCGGAACCCAACTGGGTTCGGTCGAAGATCTGGGTGGACCCACCCCAGAAAATTACAAGTCCGATGACGATTCAGCAAAGCTGAAAACTCCAAGCGGATCCCTTAAACAAGTTAAGGATGTAATTACAAAGGGTGCAAAAGCAGCAGATGCTATGCAGACCATGAAGAAAGAAGAAGAAGAATTCTCCTCTGAAGAAACCATCGAAGAAGAAGAAGTTACTACTGACGAAGTAGTTTCTGAAGAAGAAGTTACTACTGACGAAGTAGTTTCTGAAGTCGAAGAGTATAACGTCGAAGAAGATGTTAATGCTCTCCTTGGTGGCGAAGAACTTTCCGAAGAATTCAAAGCAAAAGCAAAGACGATCTTTGAAGCAGCAATTTCATCTAAAGTTGCTGAAATCAAAGAACAACTAGAAATTCAATGCGAAGAAAAATTAGTTGCTGCTCTCTCAGAAGAGAAAGAAGTACTAGCCGAGCGTGTTGATTCGTATCTTGAGTACGTCGCTGATGAGTGGTTTGAAGAAAACGCACTCGTCATCGAAAGCGGTCTTAAGACCGAAATGACCGAATCATTCCTTACTGGAATGAAGAGTCTTTTTGAAGAACATTATGTATCAATCCCTGAAGAAAAATATGATGTGCTTGAGAGCATGGTAGAAAAACTAGATGATATGGAGACCAAACTCAATGAGCAAATTGAGAAGAACATCACACTGAATAGCAGACTTGCTGAATCAGTTGCTGATGGTATTCTTGATAACGTTTCTGAAGGACTAGCTTCCACGCAGAAAGAAAAGCTTGCCTCACTTGCCGAAAGTGTGGAGTTTGAAAGTGAGACATCTTATCGTGAAAAACTGGAGACACTGAAGGAATCGTATTTCAATTCCAAGACTCAGGCTCCACAAGCAAAGACTGAAACCCTTTCCGAGGGTGTTGATTCTGCAGGATCCGAATCTTATTCGGGTTCAATGGCAGCATATATGAAAACCCTGGGATCCTTTGGTCTCGGCAATAACTCCTGAATTCAATATTAATTCAAACAAAAACATACACTAGGTAAAAAGCAAATGTTCCATTCTGAACATCTGCAGGAAAAGTGGGCACCTCTTCTCAATCACGAAGGTTGCGAGAAAATCTCTGACAATCATCGTAGAGCTGTCACTGCCGTCCTGTTAGAAAACCAAGAAAAATTTTTAAAAGAGCAATCCGCATTTGAGCATGGCGGAATGCTGACGGAAGGCCCTAATATGTCTGCTGGTGCAGACGGATTTCAGGGCGGTGCAACCGCTGCAGGTCCTGCCGCCGGTTTCGACCCCGTTCTGATCTCTTTGATCAGACGCTCTATGCCTAACCTGGTCGCTTATGACCTGGCAGGCGTCCAGCCTATGTCTGGACCTACTGGACTCATCTTCGCGATGCGTTCCAAGTATCAGACTCAGAGTGGCACCGAGGCATTCTACAACGAAGCAGACACAGCATTCTCTGGTCAAGATTCCGACTTCAACAACACCAACGGCATGACCGGTGTTGCTGCTGGTATGGGTACAACTGCACAAAGCGGCAGCAACCCTGGTCTCTTGAACCCAACCGCATCAGCATCTCAAGAGGTGTATGATGTTGGTCAGGGTATGCGTACCGACTCGGCAGAAAAACTGGGTGATGGCACCGAAGGTGAATTCAACCAGATGGCTTTCTCGATCGAGAAGGTCACCGTTACTGCTAAGTCTAGAGCACTGAAAGCAGAGTACTCTTTAGAACTCGCACAAGACCTTAAGGCAATTCACGGTCTGAACGCTGAAGCGGAATTGGCAAACATTCTCTCCACAGAGATTCTTGCTGAAATCAACCGTGAAGTCATCAGAACCATCTACAAGACTGCAGAGCAAGGTGCTGTTAACAACACCGCAACTGCTGGTCAATTTGACCTCGACGTTGACTCCAACGGTCGTTGGTCTGTTGAGAAATTCAAGGGTCTTCTCTTCCAAATCGAAAGAGACGCTAACGCAATCGCACAGCGCACTCGTCGTGGAAAGGGCAACATCATCCTCTGCTCCGCAGACGTTGCTTCTGCTCTGACCATGGCAGGCGTGCTCGATTACACCCCTGCACTCAACGCTAACCTGAACGTTGACGACACCGGCAACACCTTCGCAGGTGTTCTCCAAGGTAAGTATCGCGTATATATCGATCCTTATTCGGCAAACACCGGCACTGGCACTTCTGACCAGTATTACGTCGTTGGTTATAAGGGTTCTTCCCCTTATGACGCAGGTCTATTCTACTGCCCATACGTTCCTCTTCAGATGGTTCGTGCAGTTGGCGAGAACACCTTCCAGCCAAAAATTGGCTTCAAGACGCGCTACGGCATGGTTGCTAATCCCTTCGCACAAGGCGATTCGCAAGGTCTCGGCGCACTCACCACCAACGCTAACCGCTACTATCGTCGCGTTCGCGTTAAGAACCTCATGTGAGTCAAGTGGTTGCTGCGGAAGCGGTTGCCCCACATGTCCTTTCAGACCCCCTCATCGAGGGGGTCTTTTTTTATGCTAAATATCTAAAAACCGATGTCATATGTAACCCCCATTGAGAATAGGAACTATTTGGCACCTGTTGGGTTTATATTCCGGATTGATAGAATTCCTCAAGTATCATATTTTTGCAATCAAGCAAATATTCCCGCAATGGATTTGGGAGTAGTTATTCAACCTTCTTACCTTAAGGATGTTCCAGTTCCTGGTGATAAAATTGAATTTGGCGATTTAACAGTACGTTATCTTATTGATGAAGATTTTGGAAACTATATGGAAATTCAAAAATGGATTCGTGGATTAGGTTTCCCAGATAGTTTAAAAGAGTTTAATGATTTTGAATCGCAAAAAACTTTACCAAATAGTATCAATACTATTTTTGACGGGCAAGGGGATAATATCTACTCTGATGGTACTCTTCAAATTTTAAGTAGCAATAACGTACCTAAGTTCCAAGTTAATTTTAAAGACCTGTTTCCATACTCATTATCAACATTAACCTTTGATGCTACAGATACTGATATCGAATACTTTACAGCAGAGGTATCTTTCAAGTATACTAACTATAATATAACAAATACTAGAGGACAAGATTTATGAGTTTTGATCTTGAATCTATTCAAGATATGTGGGAGAAAGATTCTAAAATAGACCCAGACAATTTACATAATGAGTCTTTAGGTATTCCAGCACTCCACGCAAAATATTTTGAATTATATAATACAATCTTTCTTTTAAGAAAAAAAGCAGAGCAGCAACGTAAGAATATTCGCCACGAACGTTATGAATATTTTAGTGGAAAATCGGACCCAGAAATTTACATAGACAATCCTTTCCCTAAAAAAATTAGAGATAAAGATACCATGCAAAAATATTTGGATGCAGATGAAAAACTTTCAGGGGTTTCATTAAAAATTGATTACTATGAAACTATGCTAGTGTATATTGAGAGTATACTCAAACAGATAACTAATAGAACTTATCAGATTAAAAACGCAATTGAGTTTATGAGGTTTAATGCAGGACTCGGATAATGGATGAAGAATTTCAACCAAGTCAAGATTTTGATTACTCAGTTAATTTAACCATAGAGGATATTTACCTCTTACATCACTGCGTTTTAAAAAGAATTGAAAATTGGGAAGGTTCTCCTGCTAGACATCCAACCGAACAAGAACATCTTTGGTACTTAAGAGATTCTTTGTATAGAATAATATTAGAATATAAGTTTGAGAATATGTAATAAATATTATTAGATGAATGGATCTTTGTGATTGATACGTCAGCAAATCTTGTTATATCTAAGTCCAACGAAGTATTTTTAAAAATCAATACAGAACCTCATATAGAGTATGAACTTAGAGACCACTTTAAGTTTGAGGTTCCTAATGCAAAATTTATGCCACAGTATCGTGGTAGAAATTGGAACGGAGAGATACATCTCTTTGATATGCGTTCCAAACAAATCTATGTCGGTCTGTTAGATAAAATTATAAGTTTCTGTAAGCAATACGATTATTCTTACACGTTTGAGGATAATAAATTTTATGGCACCCCATATGAAGAGAATGATGAGATATCATATGAAGGTGTCAAGGATTATATGCATTCCATTTGTTCTCATACTCCCAGGAAGTATCAAATTGAGGGAGTATACGGTGCTTTAAAACACAATAGAAAGCTATTGATAAGCCCCACTGCTTCTGGCAAATCTTTGATGATTTATTCTCTTGTAAGATACTACGAGAACCAAGGGAAAAAAGTTCTTTTAGTTGTTCCAACGACATCTCTTGTAGAGCAGATGCACAAGGATTTTCTTGACTATGGTTGGGATGCTGATTCATACTGTCACCGTATCTATTCTGGTCGAGAAAAGCATAGTAATGTTCCAATAACTATTACTACCTGGCAATCTATCTATAAGTTAGAAAGATCTTGGTTTGAAGAATATGATGTGGTAATTGGTGATGAGGCACACTTATTCAAGTCTAAGTCTCTAATCAACATTATGACCAAACTTCATCATGCTAAGTATAGATTTGGATTCACTGGAACTTTAGACGGCACACAGACGCATAAGTGGGTGTTAGAGGGAGTCTTTGGTCCTTCATACAAAGTTACCAGAACAGATGAGTTGA